GGTACGGGGCAGAGGAAATCTATCATATCATTGAGGTAGCGGATCAGCAGTGGGGAGGCAAGTATGCCGATCGACCCAACGCCGCCTCCTTCTACAAGGACATCGTTGAAAGGACATTATGAGCGAGTATGTATATAAGTGTTCAGCCAAAAACTGTGAGAAGACTTATAGGTCACCTGTCAAGGTGAGTGCCAAGTATCCTCCAACACACGAACATGCTTCCAACAAAGTGCATGTCATGGAAGAAGTGGTGGATGGCTAAGAAAAAGCTTCCGCCGTTGAATCCGAAAGTTTTGCAAAAACTTCGGGAAGAAGGATGGCACGCAACCTCAGTAGATTACTGGGACGCTTTTCAACGCCGGTCGAAGGATTTGTACAACTGTATAGACGTACTAGCCATCGGCCCCGAGGGGACCAGGGCCGTGCAGGTTACGAGCCGGTCGAACATGTCTGCCAGACGCAAAAAAGTGTTGGAGTCCGAAGCCTACCCTCACATGGTGGAGGCCGGATGGATCGTTGAAGTGTGGGGGTATTCGCAGCCCGGTGGGCCAAGAACGAAGTACGTTTTAAAGATTGAAAGGTTGAACGGATGATTGATTGTAAAATTGTAGAGTGCGGCTTGGACTCGCACGGGTACGGGCAAGTGTACCGAGACGGTAAGCTGCGACTGGCACACCGTCTCGCCTACATAGAGGCGAACGGTATGGAGCTATCCGATATCGACGGTCTGTGTGTCCTGCACTCATGCGATACCCCTGCCTGTGTAGAACCCGCCCACCTGCGTACCGGCACCCAAGCAGAGAACATGCGGGACATGGTGAAGCGTGGGCGGTGCGGCAAGCTGTCGCCGGAACAGGTTGAAGCCATCCGGCGAGATACCCGGCTTCACCGGGAGATCGCAGCCGACTACGGGGTTACCCGCTCAAACATCTCCTACATCAAGAATGGGAAGTCATGGAAATGAGAGACCCGCTAGTTCACCCACCGAATGAAACATACCGACCACCCGTATCACCAGCACCGAAGGATTGTACAGTGACCCCACCAGCCAAGAAGACCACCGCAAAAGCGCCGACCAGGAAGCCAGTCCTCAAGGAAAAAGTGACGCCCCCCACCATCACGGCAAGCGACACCGGACTCATGGCAATCATGCGGCACATGTCAAAAGACCATCGACTCACCCAGGCTGAAGTGAAACTCAAAATGGGAATGCACGACAGTCCAGACTTCGAACGTATCTGGAATGAGGCGGGACTGTGAGTTACAGTGAACGTTCCACCAAGGACCGGCTCACCGACCAAGGCTTCTGGCAGTTTTCTGAAAAAAAGTTTGAGAAGCACTGGCCGGGAATCTGGGAAAACTATGGGCTAGGAGAAAAAGCATCCGGCTACGCCAGCTACAAGTTTGCACCATTCATCTCCCACACACCAGACTACCGGGCAGCCCTCACTGATAAGTCCGTCCCGGTCCTTGTCGAAGTACAAGGAACCGGGGCAGGAGCAGCAATCCCCGGCTGGAAATTTAAAGCCAAAAAAATGGAACAGCTACTCAAGTGGAACCGCATCCACGAAACAACGTTCTGGTTGTGGGACACCGAAACCGAAACGTCTGTCTGGACTTCCGTAGCGTCCATCAAGCTGATGGTCATGCAAGGTAAAGCAACCGAACATTTGTTGGACGGCCACCGAAAAACTTGGGCCATCGAATGCGATACTGTGCGGGAACACTCCGATACCCACCGACTCGAACTCAAGTATGGGTAAGGCACGATGGAAGCTCGTTGTTGAAGAAAAGCTTGTGTCCCCTCGACGTGAGATCCCTGCCACCAGCCTTGGTGGCATGTGGGTTCTTGACGGTGCGGTAGCCCCGTCGTCGGAACTGGAGGCGTTGATGCAAACGCCGCCAGGAGGGCACGTACCGGAAGTAGCAGTAGATGCCCAGGAAAGTCCCTACCGGGCCTTAGAACGGCGTGTAGGGGTCTCTCTGGGGCTTACAGAGTTTGAAGAAGCAGTGTTGGATGCCAGGGCAGTCGCCGGACTTTCGTATCGTGAAGTCGGGAGACTTCTCGGTTGCTCTGCCTCTACGGCCTATCGAACGTATACCGCCACAGTCACTAGGATTTTTGAAAAACATGGGCATGGATGAAGTATTTGAAGACGAACTGAAGCGGCTGCTTGGCTACAGCGATGACAACATCGTGTTCTTCGATGATCGCCGCTACAGCGATGACAACATCGTGTTCTTCGATGATCGCCTTCTGGCCAGGAAAGCCGAACTGGACGAGGAAGCAGAGAAAGCTAAGGAGGCTGCAATGGAAACGGAGGTATGGGATGCGTTATTCGAAGATGAGTAAGGGGGAGCGAGTGAGGGGACAGGAGAAAGCGAGAGGCTGGCATCGTCTGTCCGATGCCCAGCCGCCGCTCGACTCTCGATTGGCGGTACTGTCAGCCATCGAGGACGCCAAAGAGTATGAACATGACCGCAGACTGAGAGGACAATACGAATGAAGCGTGACAAGATTATCGCCCAACTACAATCCGAACTCGTCCAAGCCACCGCCGCCATCGCTGACGGCGCCTACTACTACAGCGAACTCCAAGGACCGGAGTTCTTCGACGGCTACTGGCGAGGAAGAATCTTCGGACTCCAACAAGCCCTCACGTTACTCACAGGAAAAGAACTAGACTATGGGTAAGGAATCTACCAAGGAATCTACTTTCGACTACTGCCAGGAAGTCCTCAAAGAACTACGGGCAGCAGAACAAGACCCCTGGGCCGACGCCGACGCCTACTACTATATTGGGATTGCCATCGGGCTAGCCGAAGCCCTACAAGAAACGACAGGATACGGCATTCGATGATTAAATATGTTGCAGCAGGAATCATATCAGCCATCATTCTCCCACCCCTGCTGTTAGCGGCAGCCCTCTGGGACATCAACCGCTACTGGTCTGACGCCCACTGGGAATGGACAGACGATTGAAGTCGAAGACTGGAATGAAGTATTGGTCGTGCGACCGATGGGGCAGCACGACAGCAGCCCAAACATCCACCCCCAAATGCGACTGCTCCATGTGCGAGCGGCACCGAGAAACAATGAAGCAACTCAAAGGAAAGAAAAAGAAGTGAGCGACACGGAAGAATACTGGGACGAAGTGATCTTGGAAGCAGTCAGGGTGTCAACCACGCCGTCACTGTTCTCCGACTCGGAACCCACCTACCGGGAACTTTTTGAAAAAGAACAGTACATTTCGATGGGAATCAAAGCCTACGAAGACTGCGATACAAGCAGGGCCGTGATCGCTAACCTCCTGATCCGCAAACAGAAAGACTACGGGCCGTCCAACATTATGGACGGCCCGTTCGGACCGGACGTAGGAATCAAAGTCCGGCTCTGGGACAAAGTAGCACGCTTCGAAAACCTGACTGGAGGCGGCGCCGTACCAGAGTTCGAACCGTTAGAAGACACACTCCTAGACATCATCGGATACGTCTGCCTCCAATGGATGGTGGCAGCAAACGCAATGAACTACCCGCTCTCAACAGAAGGAACAAAGTAATGGAACCAACAAACCCGATCACACGAATCTCAGTCGTCAGTGAAAACGAAGAAGCCATCCACGAAGTCGGCGAACACTGCGTGTCACTCATAGACTCACTCACCGAACAAGGAACAGCCTTCATCGTCCACGAACGGGACGGCGAAAACGAAATCATTTGCACAACAGTTTACCCGATGCCCGGCAACGGCGGGGTCATCGCAATCGAAATTGAACGGGGCTGAACATGGCTTTAGGACCATACGAGACACAAACGGGCGACAACCTGTCGGTAATCGCAGCCGCCGCAGGGATGACAGAGGAAGAACTGGGGGCAGCGAACCCCGACCATCCCATCAAAAACTGGTGGCGTCGGCCCATTCAATGGAATGAGGCCGGGGCCGTCGTGTGGATCGAAGGTTCGGGGGCAACGGTGACAGTCCAAACGTTTGTGAATGCAAGCGGCACGTTTGAGAAGGCCGACTACCCCGGCATCGCTTACGTCGAGGTGGCTGTTGTGGGCGGCGGCGGTGGCGGCGGTGGCGCCAGTGCTTGCGATCCCGGCGAGGTGTCGTGCGGTGCTGGTGGTGGTGCTGGCGGCGTCGGTTACCGAACATTGCTGGCGTCCGAACTTGCGGCTGTTGAAACAATTGTCGTTGGTACTGGTGGTGCCGGTGCGACGGTGGCCGATCCAAATAACGCTACGAACGGTCAGGCTTCGACTGCCTTCGGGATTACCGCCAACGGCGGCACCAAAGGTGACGGCACTATCTCGCTTGGTTACACCTTTGCCAACGCAGATCCCGGTACTGGCGGCGCCGTTACCGGTACATACGACCGTCGCCATCGAGGCGTGAAAGGTGCGCCTCCGGTCGTTACGCCAAGCAGGAACACGGGCGGCAACGGAGCAAGCAGCCCGTTCGGGCGTGGCGGCAACGGCGGCAACGCCGTCACTGCCACTGGCGCCAACGGCGGCTGGGGCGAGTGCGGCGGCGGCGGTGGTGGTGGTATCAACCGGGCTGAGATCGCCGTGGACCGTACGGGCGGCAACGGCGGTGACGGTTGTGTCTATGTCTGGGTTTACACGGTGGTTCTTGTCGCTCTGACTATCTGACAGAATGAGCTGCGAATTCCAACCCCAAAAAGACAAATGCTGGTGCGGCAAAAAACTGACGGGAAGGCAACGCAAATACTGTAGCAGACAACACTCGAAAGAAGTAACCGACAACCACAGGTGGACAAACGCCAAACGTAAACTGAAAAGTTTGAACGCCTACTACCGGTGCGAAATATGTCAAGAGTTTTTCAAAAACTCTGACATAGACGTAGACCATTTGGAACCCTGCAAAGGACAACACGGAGTCTGGGGGTGCCACCATCACCAAGACAACCTACGCATCCTGTGCAAACCCTGCCACAAAGCAGTAACGAAACAGCAGCATCAGGACGGAGCATTCAAATGAAGCTCCGCATCAACATGCGGGGGTTCGCTTCCACAAAACACTGGTGCTGTGACGGTTACCACGGTGCTATCCATTTGACCCCCGGCCAAATCAAAACATTAAGGAAGACCCGTGACCCCGCTAGAAGAGAAACAGCAACGGAAACGCAAAACCGCACAACAATTAGAAAGCCTACCGGCCAGCAACAAAGTTAAACCAGACGGATCAGCCTACTTCAAACTTATCGGAGGCAAACACCATGACCTGACAGTCAGAATGTATGCACCGTTTGATGAGACCGATCTCGAAATGTCCGGTGAAACCTACGAGTATCAGAAAGTAGGTCAAGTACATGCGTACACTCGCATGAACTAGACATGGTAACGCAAGAAGCCCGCCCCAAAAGGGCGGGCTTCTTCATGTTCTGGCCCTCGCCTTTTTGAAAAAGGTGGGGGCTTTTCTGTGTCCGTAGTTATGGTTTACACACCACTACATCCGGGTAAACAATATAGTTTTTGTCGTAAAAGTCTCTAGCGGCCTTATGGTCGGTCGGATCAATGCCCAACTTCCGCATCAACGACCAGCCGCCATCACCCTGTTCGGCAGCCACACAATCAGGTGCCACCGGAGGTGGCGTCGGCGGCGTACCGCCAGCCTTAAACACCCCGGCATTAAACTGGGCGATAATGCCAGTGCCAGCACACGACGTGTAATCTACCTGACCATGATAGACGGGTCCCCAATCAGAGTGCTCTGCAAGAAGCTGATTGACCTTTACTACGGCCGCTGGCGACGCAGCGTCCTGTCCAGAAACAGCAATCATAATCGAGACAGAACGGTCGTTGAAGTTCTCGGACGTACCCCAATCTTTCTGCCATTTCTTACCAGAGTTTGCAGCATTATTGTGATCGTAGCCACGCACCTCAACAGCAATACCCGACTGAAAAACAATGAAACTGTAGCCCAAATCGTAGCCACGACTAGACTTGTAATACGCATTCAACCCTTGAATGTAAGGAACAATTTCCTCGACAGTCATCGGAACCCTACCGCCAGAGTTGCCAGGGTAATGCAAAACAAAGTTTGTACGAGGCCCGCCCCGAGGGGCCGGGGCATCGTGAATGCCGTTAGTTGGAGTTTCCCAAATGGAACGGGAAAGATAGCTTGCCATAATGTTTTCTCCTAAAGTGCGATAAGAACGTTTGCGATAGCGACAAGAATGCCAGTTATGACCGCAGTAACAAGGGTGAGCAACAGTTTGCGGATGCCCCTAACTTCGACACGGAAGTCGTCTACCGTGTCGTCGAACTCGTTAGCCATCGAGTACAGCGCCCGCCTTACTGCCGGGTCCACATCGGGGGCGTCCCCGTTGAGTGCGACTTCGATGATCTTTGACATTTTCATTCCGGCTCCTAGTGAACGACCACGAAAACGCCTGTCGCCCAGGCCACCGTGCTTGCATTGTTAATGAGAGGGGTGACGGTGCCCCGGACTTTCCAGGTGCTATCGACCCCACCGTTCTCGGCTATCCAAGCCAGCACGTCCTCCGGTATGGGCTGCGGTCGAAGAGTGCGAGTGAAGATACCTGCTTCACCCCGAACGTAATCGGAACCCTCGACCAAGGAAGCAGACAGCCCCTCAAGAACCGGGAAGATTGTGGTCGTGGCTTCGGCCCCGTCCATCAGCACCCACTCCGAATCCAGTTCGTACGGTAACTGTGCTAAAGGACACGTGTAAGCCTTGCAATCCATGTAGCGGACCAGTTCTGTAGGGATCGTCCCGTCCAGCGAGATGGACGGAATCCTATAGTTGGTGTTGGGGACCAGAGGTACCACCCCGTCGCCGTCAATGATCTGTGCGGGACTAAAATATGAGAGCGCCGCCCACTCAGAGTCGTCATCCGCAGTCCTCGCATAGATCGTCACCGCAACGGCAGCGATCAGAGTGCCCGCCAAAGCAAACAGCCCCCAATCGACCGCACGATACCCGGCGATCAGATCTCTAAGCTTTCTTAAACTAACCATTTGCGTCCTTTGCTACGAGATTCCGCAAACGGATCTCGTCCTGCACAGCCCGGGCTGCATCGAGTTCATCTTTTTTTGAAAAATATCTGCCAGCGTCCTGCGAGGACGGAGAGTTGAACCTCGCCAGACCACCCGTGAAACCGAGAGCAGCGTTCCAACCGGAAGCAGGGTTAGCAGACGTGTCACCCGACATACCGGCTGCCCGAGCAAGGTAAGGATTCGAACCCAAAAGGCCCGCCTCAACATTGTCCTGCATCAACAGTCTGTCATCATAGATTTCCGTACCGGGCAGCAGGTTTAGAATGTTCCGCATTCCCGGCTGATTCAGAAGGTCAACGCCAAGCACATTCGGCGCATACCGGGGCTTCATCTGCCCCGTCCCCTGATCCCACTCTTCCAACTCGTTCTTATATTCGTTACCCGTGAACGTGCTCTTGTTAGTCAACATCTCGTAAGGAACCTTGACCTGCGGACCCATGTTGCCCGCAAGCGTGCTCAACGGATCGGTAGTCAAACCCTCAGCCAACTCGGCCATCTGACCGGGATACCGGACAGACGGAATATCTGGAGTCAACGACAACGGCCCAATGTCTAAACCAAGAACGTTCAAACCCGTACGGGCAGCATTCATGCCGCCACGGCCCATATACCAAGGCGTGAACTCCGTGTCCTCATCGAACCCCATGCCGTCTTCAACGTTGCGTTTAAAGTTGTAGTACGAACGGGTAATCTTGTTCGGCTGCTTCGCATACACCTGCATCTGCAATGCCATGTTGCGTGAGAAAAACGTCCAGAACGGGGAAACGAGACGTGCAGCCTCGTCACCCTTACCAAGATTCTGGTAGTTGAAGTGGAACTTTTCGACACGAGCCAACGCCTCAGCATAATCCCCGCCCTGTGCGAGCACGCCGTAAGCGTGCCCGCCACGCAAACCAGACTCGATGTGTGCAGACTTCGTACGGCTGTACGAAGGGAGGAAATGATTGGAGGACAGGAGGTTCAACTTTTTGGTGGGGGCACCCAAGATTTTACCGGCAGCCTCCGAAGCAGCCTGACCGTCACCCGTAGCGGCACTAATGGTCGCTGCCGTATTCAGCTTGTCCGCCGTCTCCTCATTGAACCTCCTGGTGGCCCAAGCGTCAGCAGCCTCCTGTCCCTCATCCAAAATTCTTTTATTGTAGTTGTGGAACCGAAGCGCATACCTGACCGGAATGTTATCCAAATACATGTTGAACGCACCGCCCATAGAGTTACGAACCAGGAAGCCAGGGGAGGCCAACGCCTGCCCCTTCCACCAGTTCTGGGCACCCATATACCGGTTCAACCACTTGGACATATCACCAAAGTCCAGTTTCTCATCCAGCTTAGTGATCGCCTCATTGTAGAAACTGTTGATCTGTGCGTCGTCCGCCCCCTCACGGGCGAGACGTTCAAACCCGATTCTCGTCTGGTCCATAACCATCTTCTGGAACTCCGGGTCAGTCAACGCCTTGATCTGACCGTCAACATCCGGTGTCACAGCCTTCTCAATCTTCTGCCTTGCCCTGGTGGCGGTCAATGCCGCAATGTCGGCATCGAGCGCCTGGGCTTCCAAACGCAACACGTCGTTCAAAGTTGATGTCGAGTCGTGTTCCTTCAACAACTTTTTCAAAACACGCATCTGATCCCTGACCTGATCGGCGTACGCCCGCACACCCTCAGTCGTGCCACGGCCAGGCAGATTACCGACCTCTTCCAACCACTCGTCAATACGGCCAATAGCTTGAGAGATACGGCCTTCCAGTTGATTGGCGTCAGCCGTAGCCCACGCCGCAGTTTGTGACGCAGCTTCCACGTCGTCCCACTTCGGGTTAACGAACTCTTCCCGCTGTTTAGCGATAGCGGCCTCAGCGTCAATAACCTTCTGCTCGGCCTTCACCGCATCGGTGGTGACGGCCTGACTGTTCATTTTGGCCCGCTCTTCCGACAAGGCACGGACAATAGAGTCATGCTGTTCCAGTTCGGCTCTCGCCCCCGCAGCCTCAGCCTGAAGATCGTTCCAAACACCCTGCCTCTTAGTGAGGCGGGTGCGGGCATTCTGCAAGTTTCGCTGGAACTCTGGGCGGCGCCCATCAAGGGCGTTCAACCGGGTAGTCAACCGGCGTTTCTCCGCCGCAGAAGCCGTCTTCAACTGGGCACGCAAGCCCTCAGCAGAAGCCTCCAACGCCTCCAACTTGTGTTGGGCCGTAGCATGAATCTTGGTGAGGCGATCCACTTCGTTCTTCGCCTTCGTAGCCGTACTGTCCGCTGCCCGCACCGTAGCCGTCAGCCCCTTACGGGAAGACTGCAAACTCTTACGGCCCTCCCCGAGAGCCTTAGCACGCACCCTCGCACCCTCCGCAATACCCGCCAAGTTTTTGTTAGTCTGCTCTGCGATAGCAGCCGCAACCGGACCGTCCTTCAAAGCCTTGCCCATGTCGTCAATAAGGCCGAGACGACGGGCCTCGTCGCCCGTCAGTCCGGCACGCAGAAACGCTTCCTGACCTTCCCGAACATAAGACTCGACAAGGATACGGGCATCAGTTTCCAACAAGTCATAGTTGTTGCCCGTCTCAGCACGCCACTTAGCGTTGATCTCGTCAATCGTTCCGCTACCCGTACGGGACTGCTCGAACGCTTCCTTTTTCGTAACGTCGAACTGGGCCAACGCCTTCTGCACGTTCTCATCGCCACCCAAAGCGGCCCGCTTCGCTTCCTTCGAAGCACGGTGAGGCATGTAGTTGTCACGCAAATGGAACGTCGCCCCAGCTTCCTGCAACGCCAGACCAGACTTTTTCAAAAAGTTTTTAACACCCTGCGCCCGTGCACCAAGCTCGCCAGCACCAGCAGGGATCTGGCCCGCCTCCAACCACTTCGTGACGGTCTTCGCATCTTCCGGGTCCATCTTCTTAAACAGAAGAGCACCCTCATGCATCGACTCGGCAGCCCACCGGTTAGCGTCACCCTTCGCACGCCCCAAAACTGCCAGCCCACGGGCGGCAGTAGGGGCATCCGGTGCACCCGTCAAAATGGCGGTACGCATCTGATTTTCGAAACCCGTATTGAACAGTTGACGAGACTTCGTAGACAGACCCGTAGCGGCATTCCATGCCTTCACAGCACCCTTCACGTTCTCCGACAGTTGAGCAGCCTTCTGCGAACCGGCAACGTTAACACGGGCAGAACCGACACCAATGTTGTATTTGAAATCGTCCTGCATCCCCATCTTCGCCAAGTCATCAACGGTATAGCCGCCACGCTTCATCCCTCTGTCAGTGAGAGCGCCACGACCGTACTTGCCGACGTTCCTAGCAACCTTGTCAACCGTTTCCTTGCCGACAGCCTTAATGACATCATCACCGACTGTTGCGGCCTTCTGCACCAGAGTGGCACGTGCAGCCGGAATCGCTGCACGGGCACCCTTCGAAACGACCCCGGCAGTACCGGCAGTCAAATAAGTTGCAGGGTCGGTAACAAGGTCACCCAAGAGACCGACGGGGGTACGCACAACTCCCGGCAAACTGTCGTCCCAATCGACCCGGCCCAAAAAGCCTTCGGACATTCCGTCGCCCCAAAGTCTATCGAAGTCAAACGACGTGTCACGGTTGCCTTCCTCGTCAGCCAGACCACGCAACTGGAAATAGTTGGCACCCAAAACGTTGGCGCCTATCTCGGCCACGTCACCGAAAGGCGTGTCGTCCAAACCAAGCTTTTCTGCAAGGCCCGCACTAAGGCCCGCACTGAAGTCACCGACCTCACCAGAAATACCCTGATAGATTTGGCGTCCCTTGTCAGCGAAATCCAAGGCGCCCATAAAGGCGCCGCCGACAGCAGAGCCGATAGCACCCAACGGGTTGGAACCCTCCCCGCCCGTCTCTGCGGGAGCAGACGGCGACGGCGAATTGTAACGCTGCTGACGGCGTACAGCGGCGTCCCTGTACTCCTGAACCTCCCGAGGGGACAGAGTGCCAGAACCGGCACTGCGCTCGTTAGACGGCCTTCCAGGACCGTTAGACGGCGCCTGGAACCGTGGAGGCAGACGAGTCTGCGCCACCCCAGTCAAATTAGGGTCATAGTTCTCACGCTCTCGGGCAATAGCCCTAATGTCGTCAAGCATCCCCATTTACTGGCCCCCACCGTAAGCAATGGACGCCAGGAAATTGTCAATCATGCTACTGTTCTGCTGGGCCTTAGACGGCAACGCCCGCTCGGCCGCAAGTTCCCTAATGCGACGATCATACGCCTCATTGAACTTCTCGGAGGAGGCGGCATTCGCAGCATTTGTCCGGTCGGCAGCCTTCTTATCCCTCTCGTAACGCTCACGGTCCTCAGAACTTTGAGACCTGGTGGGAGCAGGCAGGTACCCTTGACGGGCAGTCCCATATCTATTCTGGCTTCCCGGCAAATCGTTGAGGGCAGCGTGCGGACGGTTCATCCCGCCAAGACTAGACGGGATACTTGGCGGCACCGGCCCGCCGGGGGCTGGCGGGCCGACAAGCCCGCCTCTCGTACTGTAATTGGGATCAAACCCGCCCGAAGCGACAGGTCCACGCCGCCCCTGCGGCGGGCTGTAGTTCGGATCGAACCCGCCAGCAGCCACCGGGCCAAGCCCCTGCGGCGGCGGTGCGGGCGAATAGTTGGTTCGGCCAGCAAATTTGCCGCCCCCCTCCAACGCCCCCTTCACATCGAAAGAGAAACGGGGGGCATGGAAATCTTCGTACTTCGCAATAGCCGCATCCCGGTCCGACTGGGACCGGTTCTCTTCGTTCTTCCCCTCAAAAAACTTTAGCGCATTCGACGCAAACAAAGCTTCATTATAGTTCGGTGGAGCCTGATAATCGAAACCGGCCAACGGATCGTCCGGGTCACTGTTGTCGCCACGCCTGCGTGGCACCCCGTTGTCATCGACTGGTCCGCCAGCCGCAATCCACTCCTGCTCCGCATTGTACTGATCGAGAGTTTTCTGAACGATCGGGTTGCCGAGCGAATCATAGTTCATCAACCGGTCGCCCTGGTCCAGCTCCATCGGCATGGCCCAGCCCTGCTCCTCAGCCATCCCCAAAACGGCAGCTACCGCCTCATCGAACCCAAAGCCATGCTCATTGACAAGCGTGTAAACCTGGTTGTAAGACGGATCATTACGATACGTCTCAACAAAATCGGAACGATAAACAGGCTCCGACGTATCAGGAGCATCCACCCACTCCGGGAGGCCCGGAATCACATCAGGAACAAACTTCTGGTGCATCTTCAAATATTCTTTCAACGCATCCAGGTTGTCATCGACATCGCCCTGGTCCCCGTTGAAACCCTGCCCGTACTCATTCGCAAAAATGTCCTGCTGGGTCGGCAACCCCTGCATCCAAGGGTCAAGCATCGGGTCTTCCCAAGGTGTTGGAACATAAGTATCAGACATTTTTCAAAAACTCCTTAGACTTGCCCACGGGCAATACCGGACTGAGCCAACGCCTGCGCCAACGCCGAATCAGACTGCTGCTGTGCAGCGGCACGCTGCCCCGCAACCCTCGCCAGCAACGCAGCCTTATCACGGGTCATGCCGGTCGAAACATCGCCCTGCAAGCCGCCAACCAAAGCGCCACGGTCGGCAGCGGACGCATCAAAGATCGTCCCTGCCCGAACATTCCCTGCCTGAGCATTAGCAAACAAACGGTCCATGTAGCCCGAATCGGGATCTACACCGCCAGTGACACCCATGCCGGACAGAATACTGTTGAACCCGCCAGCCGTGTTGGTCTGCTGCTGCCCGTACTGGGCACGCAAATCCTGAAGACGTTGATCGCCAGCATTGAAAGCGTCGGCAACAGCCGACCGGGACTGCACTCCACGTTGCATCATAGCGTCCGTGATACCGCCGAGACGGGCGGTACCTTCCGAAGCGGCAGTATTTACACTGCCGACAAGAGGATCGAACTGGGCATCAACATTTGCTTTAGTGTAAAGCCCCCGCATGGACTCGTCGTAAGCGTCATAGGCAGCGATCTGTTGCTGCCTATGCGCTTCGGCCCGTGCCCGGTCCTGTTCACGCCACAAATTATCTCTGGCACGGTCCTCTTCCCGCCACGCATTCTCACGGTCAAAAATTGCTTGCTGCGACGGCCCAGAAACGCCGCCACCGCCGCCACCGCCGCCACCACCGCTATAGCGTCGGGGGCTGCCGCCGCTGTTATTGCTTGAACCTGGAGGAATAAGCCCCAACGGGCCGGTACCGAGACCAGGGAATTCGATCCTGCCGCCAGCGGCAGCCTCAGCGGCACGGATACCGCCATCGGCTTCCCATGTATCAGGAACGCCCCCAACCCAAACATCAGGATTCGTAACCATATCGTACGGGTCTCGTCCCCGTCCGTCGTTGACGGGCTGAGGATTCTCCCGCTGCTCCCTAGCCTTCCGTTCCAAATACGTTTCAGCCATAACGTTACCTCTGTCCCGCATACGGGTCGTAACCCGCTGCTCTACTAGCCTGCATACGGTCATACAAAGCCAACAACTCGGCCTCATAATTTGCGTTATCAGACGCCTGTCTCATATCCCACTGGGCATCCTCGGTGGCCTGCGCCTCAGCCAACCGGCGGAAGTTTTTGTTCGTAGCATTAACAGCAGTACGCTGCCCCTTCTTACGCAAACCCGAATTCCAGATACCACGCCGATTATAGGAACCCCCGACCTTCGGGAAGTTCTGTTTAAAATCGGTACCCATATCTTCCTTCGACTTACGGAACCGTTCCTGACCAAGAAAACGACCAAACTCGTTTGACTGGTCAGTGATCGCCTTCGTCTTAGCCAGCCCGCCACGGGCCTGCTCAAAATCGTATGTCGGTGTACCGTACGCCATAATTTAAAGTCCTGACTTGATGATAAAGTTGACGCCAACAAAGGCCGGACGATTCAGATTAGTCCCAGACACACCGGAAGAATTCGTGTCGCCCGGATCGGTGGCGTGCGTGTTGCCAGGGTCCACCGAGGAGGTCGAGAAGTTTTTGGTGGCAACCGTGACGGAGTGACTGTGGTCCCCGCCCGTGTTGGTTGAGACTTGCGATCCAAAGGAAGAAGACGAAGCATTGGCCCCACTAGCACCGTCTGCACCGATGTTGTTATAGAGAGGGATGGTGTGGGAGTGCGAGCCGTCCGACCCCGTAGTCGCCGTGTGGTTGTGGTTGGCCGTGTGGCTGTGCGACGGCATCGTGTGCGTGTGAGTACCCATCGTATGCGTATGGGCAATAGCGACGGCATCGTTAGAGCCACCCGTAGAACCCGCCGTAGCGCCATACGGGAACTTGGCCCCCATATCAGGGACATTAAACGTAGTGGCACCGTCACCGACACCGTACGCAGTACCAATAGCAGCAAACAGATCAGAATACGAAGAACGAGAATAGGCTGCACCATCGCACAAAAGCCAGGCAGCAGACGGAGCAACATCCGAACCATACATACCGATAAACCCGGCAGGCAAAGCGCCGCCCAACTGGGCGACGTTTACCGCATCATTGGCTGCCACACCAGACGAAACGTTAGTGATCTTAAAAGAACCCATCGACACCTCACCGGTGAACGGCTTAGAGCCGTCACGGTGAACAGTGCTGTCGTTAGAAAAATCGACAAGATCAGTGAAGTTGCGGTTGACCTCGGAGGCAACCGCAGGCGACAAAGCCGTGAATGTATTAGTAACTGATGCCGCTGCCATAGCTTAGGCTCCTTCTAGGTAGGTCGCTGCTTTACGCAGCAGTTCGGGGGTATCCCTGGCGTGTCCTAAGCAGAGATTGCATTGATTACAGAGCAGGCCACGGACCTCGCCTGTAGCGTGGTCGTGGTCTACAAACAGCCGGTCGTGGTGCTCGTCGCAGATGAGGCAAGTCCCGTTCTGAACGCTCCACATCGCATCGTACTCATCAAGGGTGATGCCGTACTTGCGCTTGTAGGTGGCGTTCCGGCTGACCCTTCCATACTGCTCGGGGTTCGCTTCCCTCCAGGCTTTAGCAACACTTTTGTTGCAGGGCCGACAGCGGCCCCCGTTGCGTTGCTGGCTTTTTGAAAAATCTTCCGACTCCGACTTGCAGGTGCCGCAAGCGAACGTCGATGCTGCGGCCATTATCGGACCTGCTTTCTACGGAACGGGGTAGCAATGCTGTCAACCCACCAACGACCCATATTGTCGGCAGACGAAAACTTGAACGACACGGCATAAGCAGACCCGGCAGAAGGCGTACGCTGAAAAGCATACGTTTCCTCCGTGAACCCCGCCCAAGTATCCGTATCCCACTCTAATGTATCCCAAACTGACGCCGACTCGGCAACATCAATCGGGAACTGGACCTGACGCTTGGGGTCCAAATCTTGCATGTCATGGAAAACTTCAAGCTGGATCGTAGCCGCCGACGTAGCGGCCGCAGTCACACGAGGACGCTTCCACCGCTTCTTAGTGGCAGTCTCACCCTCAGAAATCCAGGCGGTACGGTAATAGCCGTCGATGCGTTTGACCGCATCAACGTCATCGGAATCGTATTCGTAAGACTGGTCGTACCGGTAAATGTTTTCGTCATCCAAATCGAGAAACAACGGGTCAGCATCCGAACCAATCTTTTTCCAAAAAATCATGTCCGTCACTTCCCGGTCATACCGGGTGAACGCCTTAGCCGAGGGAGTCCAAATGAACAGCAGCCGAGTTTCGGTAGCGGCCGGACCGGCCTCCAACGAAAGCCACAAACGCCCATCCTGCCACATAAGGCGATGGGCGCCACCATGCTGAATCTTTCCAATGTCAGACCAATACTGGATCGGCTGAGACAGAGAAACAACACCCTCCCCATTGAACGCCATCAACTGGCCGTCAGTCGAAAACCAGTACAGGACACCAGAGTTCGAATCCGCAGCCCCACAAGTACAAGTGCCCGAAGAGTTCGTCAACGGGTTCAACACGAAAGAATCGACATCGTGCCCCGACAGCACCCACACCTCACCCTTTTTGAAAATAACCAGTTTGTCCTGGAACGCATGAAGACCCGTGATGGGTTCCACCGAACCCAAAGCGTCACCAATATCGAAATAGTCGTCAACACTCCACGACTCAGGGAACTGGATGTGAGAAAACCGGAGCCGAGACGAATGGTAGGCGCCATCCTCGTAAGTGGCAGCCACCCACATGTAGCCCCGCCATTCCTGAATGAACGACGCCTTCGGCATATTGCTGCCGGAAGGCGACACATGGTCCTCGTCCCAGTTGTTGCCCAAAGCCGTAAGAGTAGCACCATCCCACTTATTCATGACGATGTTGGCAGTCGAATCAGTCGTGAAACGGCCGTTCGCCATATAGGCGACGCCGTTATGGGAAGCCTGACGGACCCGCTTATCAAACTCGGTGACATCCACACCCGTATCAGTCAGGGTGGCGCCGTCCCAATCGAGCAGATCCCCGGCAGCCGAATGCAATAAAACTGAACCACTATCGGCAGCCTCAGCCAAAAACCGTGCCCCGTCCAACGAGGCATCCGTTTCCTGATGGCGGAACCCGCCACGCAACATAAACCCTTTACGGACCCCGAAATCGACATTCAAACAATCAGGTGACTGCTCAGGCAGCAAAGACTGTGTTTGGTCAGTCAGGTTAAGCCCGCCGTCAAACTTCCTCAGATAAGAAACCTCACGACTCGGTGCAGGCATACTATCCCTCTACGTTCTTACGCATCCATGCGGACTCGCTGATACCGGAACCGAAACCAGATCCCTTAACCGACGGCCCCATGAAAATGTCGGTCCCCCGCATAGCTCTCTCAATCTGGTTCTGTACCGTGATCTCATAGTCACGCATGTACTGTTGGTACAGTTCCAAATCTTCCTGACCCTGGTAGTAGCGGGCCATCATGAAGAAAACGATGGCGGTATCGAAACCTCTCGGCAAATCGGGTTCAGCAGCAGCCCCTCCGGGCCACTCAGCGAAAGCCGAGTAACCCGAAAGAGCCAACTGTGTTGCAGCAGCCGGAGTCGGCCACAACCAGACGACACCTCCATCAACCATATAATGGGTAGGGGTACCCGTGGATGTTGAATCACGAGTCACCTGCCGGTACTCGTCCCTCGACATGGGCCAAAGCACATGGTCGGGGACCGTAGCCGACACAATGTATTCCATCGTGTTTGGAGAGAACGTAGAGAACGGGTAGCTTGCGGTTCCCGCAACCGTCATGTGGGTGAACGATTCCCGCTGATGCGGCCACTGGCCGATACGGGACTGAATGTCCTGATAGGACGAACGGGCATAAAAGGTGAGGAGTCCGTCAGGCGCATCGACACTATCGGTCTGCGCCTGGTCCCGAACGACCGTCATCATTTCATCCAAGTTCATTACACACCCCGCCAAGACGTAGCCGGAACGACGCCCTCAATAAGTTCACCGATAGAACCCACAACTTCCTTATCGGTATGATTCTCGACCTGCTCGCCATCAGCAAACACGGTACCGTAAGGCACTACGCCTTCCGGTAGATTGTGTCCTTGGGGGACTACGTTCAC